TTAACTGTTGCGCCATTTTGTAGCTGAATTTCTTCAACATCGTATACTGTTGTTGCCATTTAATCCTCCTAGGATCTAGTCTTAATTATTGTATCATATGGGGAATATAAGGGCAATAAAAAACCCCTCAATTGCTTGAGGGGTTTTTATTAATTAATTAATATTAATTATATCGCTAGAACACGGTCTACGATAAACCCGTATTCTTGACCAACGTTTGCAGAAGCACCGTCTGGAAGCAGACGGAATGTTACTGGGAATGTTGATGCTGCGTTACGAGCCAAAGAGAACTGTGACTGTTGTACGGAAAGAACACGACGTGCATAGTATACACGCTCAGTTGCTGTTGCTTCTGATGTTGGTGCCTGTCCTACTGCAATAAGTTGACGCTCTGTTGGAGCCTCACCTAGTGCGCCACCAGCAAGACCAAGCTTGTCTGTTGCGCCTGTTCCTGTTCCTGATGAAGTAAGTGTGCTTGAGCGCTGACCGAATACTGTAAGAACGTTCTCAAGAGTACCTTCTGCCATTTCTGTTGCGATCATAACTTCCATTGACTCCTTGAAAAGCTTTGCTGTATCAAGAAGCTGATCTACTGTTACTGAACCGTATGATGGGTTGTAAGTAATTTGAAGACCGTTGTTTGTAAAACCTACGTTGCGATATCCAAATGTTCCAGCTACCTGGTCGATATCGTTAAGTGTTGTGGTAAAAGATTCTCCAGTTACGAAGGCATAGTCTCCTGTGCCTGGTGCTGCATTCTCTTCATATCCTGCTGTTGTGATGTCAGTGTTCGAAAGGAACAATGGTGACGCACCAACAAGAATATTTTTAGCATTACCTGTGTTTTGTGCCATGTTGTAAAACCTCCTGTTAAATAAATATATATATATTGACTTACTTTAAATCAAGCTGGCTAGGCTCATTTCCTCTTAGTCCAATTTTACTGGATTAAAGCTTTAAAAGCAACTAAGCGAATCTGCCTACCCTGTCTGTGACCCTAGAATACTTGACTTCCAGTATTACGTCTGTTGACAGGAATCCTTGAATCTCTGTGGATGGGTCTATTGGGGATGTCTCAACTACATGTATGCTGTGAAATATCAATTTATCTGTTCCCCTTGAAGCATTTACATCCTTAGCCGATTCGTCCATTCTTCTAAATAGGTCGACCATCAAGCTTCTCATCTCATAGATTTCTGTAATGTCAGTTGAATAAAGGGTAAACAAAACCTTTTCACAGCATATAAGCCAATTCTCTTCATACGACATTCCTATCTTGTCATATACAATATGTTTTTTGCCATTTAAAAATTGATCCATTTCTGGTAATTGCTGGACTGGCATAATAGGAATAATCTCTGAGCCGAGGTTGTCTGAGTAATAATCTTCTTGATCAAAAATGCTGTATTCCTTTAATTGATTCCACAGGAATTTACGCAATTCAAACATTGCATCTATCTTGTAGTCTACCGTCATAATGAACCCCCAAATGATGTGCTCAAAGCTACATCTGCCTGAGCTCTGATTCTACCAGGGCTAAAGCTATATTGCACTTTTCTTATATTAATTGGAACACTAAGGGCTTTTGTTATTTTGCTATTAAACAGTCTTTGAAATCCTGAAGATTTAATTGAAGAGTTTACCAATTGCCCTCCAAAAAATCTTCCAAAGGATAATGAAAATTGATTAGTTGCTGCTTTGCCTCCAGGCCTTCTCACAGTAACCGAAGTTCCTTTTGGCATAAAAACAACTCTATCGTCTAACTCAAAAACTAGACGCTCTGCTGAGCGTGGACGAATTACTACTGGCATACCCTCTTCCATAACAGATGCCTTCTTTTCAAAAATATATCTCTTTTTTTGTCTCTTGTTTTTAGAAGGAACAGAAGATCTTGACAGCATAAAGTCACGTCCAACTCTAAATGATAATCCACCAGTTTCTATTAAATGTAAATTAAATAGTCTAAACGCAGGATTACCAACCTTATTCCATTCGTATACATGGTGCAAAGAGTTTGGCTTAAGTCTTGCTTGAGCGTCTACGTATTGCCCAAAGTCTTTTTCTATTTGATCAAAAATAGTATTCTTAAATAAAGATTTAAACTCAGCATTTGTTGACAGCTTAGCAAGCACATTGGCTTGATAATACAAAAAAGCAGAAACTTGGGCAACCGTGCTATCCGTCAAGACACCTGGAGCTGAACCAGCCATTAATCTTTCTAGACCGCTGGAGGTTTGAAGCAGTGCTGTGCTACTGTCCAATTACCTGGTTCTCCGATCTTTTAACCATTGTATTGTATCCGACAATTCCACCTAACGGTTCTGTTATAGGAGTTACTCCCATAATTTCAAAAACTGTTGGAGTATTGCTTGGAAAGTTAATCTCTTCCCATATAACGGTTCCATCTAAATTTCTAACGTTTGTAATCTTTTCGCTAAATATTAACTTACCAGTAGTTCTTATTTGCAGCATCTGCTCATTTACATATTTGTTAGAAAAGTTTTGCTTATCTCCAGATCTGGTTGCAGTCGAATTACTGATTGTACCTTTTGCATGGCATGGCACTGTTCTGTTAAATTGCCACTCTTTTTTTAAAGCCCCCGTTGACGGGTCCTGTGTTTCAAATTGCCTATATACATCAATAAGCATTGGAAGAATTGAGTCAACGAGATTGTACATTAGATAAGAACCATTTGAGATATAACATGTGGAGCAAGTAGTTGATCTGCGTACAGGTTGCCAGTTCCACTTGATGCTGATGCGTTATACTCAAAGCTCCAGTCAAACGTTTTAATTGTTTTAATATACTTGTTTCTCCAGACCTTGTCCTTTGAAAAATAGTCTTTCATAAGCTCAATAGTTGCAAGCTGTACTTGATTTGGGACAAGATCCCAACCAAACTCTCCTACAATTTTATATTGAACATTTTTAGAAAACACTCCGTTAAAAGTATCAGTAATTGTTGGAGGAACTAAACCGTTAGCAACATATACTGAATTGTCTAGAAGGCTTGCTCTATTTACCCTTACTCCAAATCCTGTTTCTGAAATAATTGGTTCATATAGCCAGTTGTTTATTTTTGGAACTGCAAGATTGTCTACTAAAAGAATATCATTAGAGTACAACTGATATATCTTATTTAACTTAGATGACAGAGGAAGCGTATCTGATTCGTCTCCATAAATAACCTTGGTGTCTGTAGACAAATAAAAATCTTGACCTGTGTAATCTTCAATTATCTTTCTTGCATATCTTTCAGCCATCTGCAGGTCTGCATACGTCTTATAATTAGGATCACTTGGATCCGACCCAAAGTTTAATTCGTCTATTTGTTCGTTAATAGAAATATACGGAGTCACAACATTTAGATAGGTTGTATGTGTTCCTGTAGTTGATCCATAAACTACGTATTCCCAGACAACTTTTAGTTTTCTGGGATACGCAGTATAAGAAAATGGAAGGACTACCTGATAAGTCCCAGTGTCTGTCTCAACTGGAGTTGCTGTTAAAGTAAGCAATAAATCTGTAGGAGATATTACGTTAGCAGGATTTTGCGTAATGTCATAAAACTTTGCAGTTACGCTACCTGTGGGTGATGTTAATTCACCTTCCCAATAAATCTTTGTCTTAATTGGTGAATTACTGTTTACATATATCTCTGCCATTTTATAAGCTTAGATTAGTTGTAGTACTCCTGAACTTCTTTCGGAGTTGCTAATCTAAAGCCCTCCTCCTTATCAAAAATTTGTTGAGCGTTTTCTTCTGTCATTGCAATAAAAGGGTGCTCTTTTGTAAATGTGAACCCAAGGATATCGAACCTGAAGTTTTCTCTAGTCATTCTAACTAAAACTGTATCTTCTGGTTGAGCATTTACGTCAAATCTAGGAAGAATTTCTTCTGCGTCTTCGTTAAATTCATCTGTTGCGTCTTCAATATCTTTAATAGTTTTTTGATAAACAGACCAGGTAACTCCCTCTTCCGCAAGGGCGGCTACGATATCTGTCTTGCTCTTAATACCATCAGTGTCAACTGCAAAGTCCTCTGCAATTTTTCTGAGTTCTGCTACTTTCAATGTCTCAAATGACATATTATCTCCTTTGTTAGGTTCTTCAATTATAGCATTGATAAATTAAAATGAAAAGCCCCCAAAATTAATTGGGGGCCTTTCGAGGGTTTTATCTTAAATTAATTAAGAAGCAACCTTAACGTTACGTACAACTACCCAAGCGTCTGCCTGCTCGATCTGAACGCCAACACGAGTATACATTGTGTACTCGATTGTGTCCTTACGTGGCTGGAAGAATCGGTAAACGGTTACGTCACGCTTGATTCCAATAACTACGTTATTTGGGAATGTCAAGTGGATATCTCCGTGTGATCCTGTTGGTGTTGTGTATGTACCAGTCTGTGTCTCATTAAGAAGTGGAACTTCAACAATCGGAATACCGAATGCGAATGGTGCCACATATCCTGCTGGTCCACCTAGTGGTGCAACTCCACCACGGATAACGCTTGAAGCGATATCTTGTGGAATTGTTTGGTTTGTTCCAATGCTGTTAGCATATAGGAAATCCTGAATCAAGTTTGATCCAGCAAGGAAGCGAAGGTCTGCACGACGTTGCTTGTACTTACGTGGCATAGCCTTAAGTGCCTTGTTGAATACTTCACGTGATACTGCGGCTCCAGCTGCGTCTACGACACGGCCATTTGCCTTTGCCTTCTTTACAACGCCATCAAATGACTTGTAAAGAGCGTCTCCTGTTAGGGAAGTATTTCCATTGAGGATTACATCTTCAATGTCGTTACCTGCCTGTGTTGCCATCAAACGTGCAATGTGATCTTCTAGATCTGCACCTTCGATATTATCTTCTAGAGACTCTGTTGAAAGCTCCCAGTCCATGCGGAGTTTCTTTGTTGTCAAAGAGATCTTTGAGAAAGTTACTGCATTGTTAGATGCTGTATCGTCTGCCTCAGTTGCAAGCTTCATAAGCTTCTCACCAACGGACATACGGTCAATCTCGGCTGTGTCTGACTTCATACGAACTG